TGTTGCAATAATATCTACCATGCTGGTAAATGCTGAAGTGATTAGCTGTGCTTCGGCGGTACTAATTGGCTGTGCATTGCTCATTTTGTTTAGGATTTGCATGAAGCGACTCTGTGTTGCGTTATCAACAAGCGGGCGTAATGCTACTTTTAAACGCAATAATTCGCCAGTAGTAATTTCGTGGTCAGGCTCACCTGTATCGGTATGTGTATCGTATTCAGAAATTTGCTGTAATCTATTGGCTAAATTACGCATTTCTTGTGCGCTTGGTGACAAATCCACTCTTCAGAACTCCTATAACAATTCTATTTACCATAAATATATTAATCATGCGTAAACAAACTCGTAGTATTTTAGATGAAATCACAGGGCTAGTACCAAAACAAGATAAGCATTTGCTTGTTGAAGGACTGGCTGTACAGGCTATTGCCCGTGTAATTAATTTGGTTGAAGTTATTCAGCAAAATTATCCACAGCATCAATCCGAAGAACTAATTCGACGATTGCAATTGGCTATCAAGAACGGTGACCCTGCTAAATTTACTCGAGGTGTACGCTCAATCAAGGAAAATGAGCAGTGAAAGTAAATGAGTTAAAGCCGCATCGACTCGAAGAAGGATTTTTAGATAATTTTATTTCTAAAGTTAAAGACATGGCCGGCGGTGATGGTCCTACTGGTATTGTCCGTACACTTATGGGCCAGGCCCCAAACTTAAACAAGTTGGCTGATACAATTGCTAACAATACAAGAAGCAGAGTTTTAACCAGACTAGGTAATCAAATTAACGCTATCAAGAACGGTAGCGCACCTACACCAATTGGAACAATTTTCCAGCAGGCTCTAGCAGTTGCAGGCGAAGTTGCCAATGGTGAAGGAGATGTTAAATTTAATCCTGCACAGGTCAAGGCTACAATTGCAAACAAGAGCAATGAGCTATTAAAAATTGTATTGAATGGCGATGCCGCCAGCGATGATAACATTAAACAAATTTATCAAGCAATTCAATCTGGTTCAGCAGACTTAACATTTGCAAATGATATCAATGATACACTTAAAACTGTTGGTATGATTGTAGCATCTGCATTGGTTTACATTTCAACGCAAGCGCAAGACAATCCAGCTGGCGCATTTAAAATTGATCCAGCAATTGCAGGAAAATTTAAGACTGAAGGTGAGACAATTATTAATAGTCTTGTTAACCCAACTTCGCCAATGTTAAGAGCTTTAAAGCCAACAGCTGACTATAAAGACAATTTAGAAAATCTAATTGCTGATGTTGTAAACTATGCAAGAGAATATACAGACAAGTCTGCAGATGAAATTAAAAATGCCGCAGTCAATCCAGACGCAGTAAGTTTACCTGAAGTAGAAACAGCACTAAGTGGACATGACATTTCAGTTGATGAGACAACAGTTAAGACAGTAGCTGATGCTTTGCACAAACAAATTAATCAGCTAATGAAAGATTACTTAACTTCGGCCGCTAAAGAAGTGGAAGAGACTGGTGCAGGAAACAGTTCCTTTGAACAATTGGTTAAACCATGGGGTGTAAGAATTTTTAATGCCATGGATAATTTAAAATTTGGCAAACAGCAACAAAAACAAAAACCTAAACCAGGTGCACCGGAACCAGCACCAACAACTCCAGCACCAGAAGAAACTACTGAAATTAAAAATTTAGAAGCTTCACATGATGCAGGAGTTGATGCAGTTAGACAAGCATTAGAAGACAAGCCTGGATTAAAACCAGATGATATGAAAAGAATTTATGATACTGCAAGAGCAGATTATGATGCGGCACACCCAGTATGAAAATTTTTGAAATAGCAATTAATGGTAAGCGCATGCTCTCTGAAGCAAAAGCTCGCATTGACCACCCAGAAGATATAATCTTTGATGAAGGCATTGCTGGAGCACAACGAGCATTAAATGCGATTGTACATGCCGCAGGTAATCCAACAAGTACAACAGTCAAGTGGGACGGGACTCCTGCAATTATATTTGGCAGAGATGAAAATGGTTTTGTCTTTACCGACAAGGCTGGATTTGGTGCAAAGAAATATGATGGTATGGCTCGTAGCCAAACTATGTTCCGCGATATGATTTATAATCGCAAGCCTGATGAACCAGGTCGCTTAGACTACGCTGGGCATCTTGCCAAGTTATATCCTATGCTTGAAAAAGCAGTACCTAAAAACTTTAAAGGTTACATCCAAGGTGATGTAATGTGGATGAATCGTCCACCAGTTGATGAAGAAGGAAACTATGTATTCAAGCCTAATAAGGTTAGATATCGTATTCCTAAAGATAGCAAGCTTGGCGACGAGATTAAATTGAGCACAGCAGGCGTTGTTGTTCATAGTATGTTTGATAGCCGCACAGATGATGAGCCTAGAGCAATTGAATCAGTTAAGTCACTTGGACTAACACCAACATCTAAATTATTAATTTTAAATCCTGAAATGAAAGTCGAACAAGGTACTACACATCCATTGGATGACAGCTATGTTCAGGCTGTTTCTGCACTACTTACAAAGGGCAAGCCAATTGAAAAATTCTTAGATCCTTACACTATTGGTACTTTGAAGATTAGTAACTTTGGCGACCTATGCAAGAGTTTCCTAAACTTTAAAGCAAGAAAGGGCGATGCAGACTTGACAGGTGCCGCACAGGAGTTTATCAATTGGATTAATGATCCGGCACTAAGTAAACTTACAGAAAATAAAAGACAGAATGTTATTGCACACATCGAAGGCAATCAGCCTGCATATAAAGCAATGTGGAAATTGGTAAACGCATTAGTTGCATTAAAGATGCATTTGAAAGGCCATTTAGATGCACATCCAGGTAGCGATGTTATAACAGATATTAATGGTGAAACTGGGCATGAAGGATTTGTTTCCGATACACCACATGGTAAAATTAAATTTGTAAACAGACCTCTGTTTATGAAAGAGGAATAATATGGAAGAAAATAATTTTAGCTTCATTAGAGAAAATTGCAATGAAAGTAAGATGTTTCGTAATGCTTACCTAGAGCAGATGACTCTACGAGATACAGCTGACAGCGTATTCTTGAACATGATCACATTATATCTATTAAGCAAGGAATTTGAAACTGCTGGCTTTGCCCAAAACTATGCTCATAGAACATCAATGTATGGTAATTTCCAAGTTCCAAGAGTAAGCGGAACTGACTTATACCAAGGTATTCATATTGTATTATATCCACATGGCGAAACAGCATTAAAGTTAAATGCTGAAGACCAAAATGCAATTTTAGCATCTAAAATGCACCCACAGCAAAAGATGTTTAAAGATTTCTTGCGTGGCATAGAATCTGGTATGACTTCTATTACAGCTATTCGTTTAATGTATAGAATTGAAAGCCAATTGGGTATCAACATTAGCAATTATAAAAGCTTACGCAGATTAGTTACGGATTGGGATAATATCAGTACATATCAAAGACAATTGTGCGTAACTAGACTATTACAATATTACAGAGTTCGTGGTCGTAGAAGCGAACTATTTCCAATGCTACAAACACTTTCACAAAACAAAGGTTGGGAACTTACAGATGCAGGCAATGCAGAATTGCGTGATGTTGGAGCCGGTGCGATTGTTGGCTCAAGTTCAGGCCATGGATTTTTGAGTAGTGTAGCCGCAGTAGCCGCTGGCGCACTAGCTGGACATTTAGCCCATAGAGCATTAACTGGACCAGTCCATAAAAAATAAGGAATCACATGGCTAGAAATTCCTGGATGGTTCCTGGTTCCTCAATTGGTGCTGACCCGGACTTTTTTACTGCATGGACTTTATATGATATTAGTCCAAATGATGCTGGCGGAAAAAGAAACCTTGATAAATTCTTTGCTTTGATTAACGGACATGGTCAACCTTTAATAGCAGGTGTTGAACAAATTACAGATCAGGATTTAGAAGGTGGGCTAATGGGTAGCAATCATACCGGACACCATAATGTTTGGTGCTTAAAATGGATTGCAGATCGTCAAGGGTTAATGAATGAAGAATCCTTGGCAAATGAGTTTGAAAACTTTGAACTAGAACTAGGCCTAGAAGAAACAGCAAGCCTAAATGGGCGTGTTATCACACACGGACCAGACACAAATACCTTTTTTATTCGCCACGATTCTTTCTGAAATCGGCTAAATATCGTTGATATAAACAACCCGTATTAATACAACTCACCCTGGCTCATTTCGGACTCCTTTAAAACATGGCAAGTAAGAGCTTGGCCGTGAGTTTCAATATTGGGTACACAGGTTTATGAGTGAGAATACGATCACGGAATCGACTAGCCTAGAAATGCATGTAGAATTATGTGCAGAACGCTACAAGCGCCTAGAAGAAAAATTCGATTTAGTAGAAGACCGTTTAGATCAGTTGCACAACGATTTTAATAATTTTAAGGGTGAAAACTCTAAAAATCTAAACGAAATTAAAAGCATGTTAAGTAGTGCAAAAGATGAAAAATTCAAGACTATGGTTACTGCTACTGCTACAGTGATTGTAGCATTGCTAGGAATGTTGGGCTATGTCGTTATGCACTTGCCAAAATAAGTGGTAATGATTAGGACTAAACGATACTAAATAGCACATCGGAGAACAACATGAAATTTAATGATATTACATTAACAACAACACCAGCAAAAGCGGCTCGTGACGCATTGCTTAAAGAAAGCATTGTAATCGAGGAAAATCTTTCGGGTTATAGACTACACGAAGAGCTACAGCGTGTTCGTGAAGAAATTAATATTCTAGCTAGCAAAGGCGGTACAGAATATGCTCGCGCAATTTTGCACAAAGAAGTCTATGAAGGCGCACTACTTGAAGCCGACTTAGATGATGAAGGCATTGAGCAAGCGGAAGTTATTATTGCCGCAAAAGCAATGAATAAGAAATTCCAAGACATGATCGAAGATGTAGCTGACATGTTAGGAAGCGATATGATTACCTTAGTTGATCAAATGAAGCAACGCTTCGGAGATGGCGCAGGTGAGCAATACGCACAAAATGTTAAAGGTGCATTGGAAAGTGCAATTGATACTTTAACAGCTACAAAAGATTCATTAGATAGTGCAATTACAGGTTTGACTAACCCAAGTCAGATTCAACCAGCTGGCAACGAATTAGGTGCAGAAGCTGGTGCAGAAGAAGCTCCAATCTACCCAAGCAGTACAGGCCCAGAAGAAGAAACTACTGGCAGGGAGATAAAGAGTGAACTTGCTTGAACTAACTAGTTTCGATACAGAGTTTTCTAACGCCGTTAAGATGCTGATCATCAAAGGTCAGAATGACGGCTTGACCTCTATTCCAATGAAACAGTTAACAAGTGACTTGAGTCGTATGGGTTACAACGCATCAAATAATGTAGATGCAATCCGTCAACTTATTTCTACTTTCAAAGCAAAAAACAATGACTTGGTAGCTGATGTAAACAATGACCAAGTTATGTTATCAACTATACCATCAGCAGATACAGAAAAACAAGCGGCCCAAAACAAAGAAAAAGTTAGTAAGGATGCCGTTGGACAAGCAAGGAAGGCACTAGGACTATGAGTAGAATAATGATAACAGCCGGTGAGGCAAGAGTAAAAGCTTTACAAGATCTTATCGTCATTAGAGAGATTCGTGACATTGAAGAAGCAATCATTGATGCTAGTTCCAATGGCGATATGTCAGTTATACTCGGAATAACACCAACAATGGCAAAGCCATCTCCTATTGATCCTGGTTATGAACTTGCCGCAGAATATTTTAACACCTGGCAAGGCACTAGAGATGATCGTCAGAAAACTTTACAAATGAACAAGGTTGTTCAATACTTCTCCGACCTTGGATATACAATTGATCGTCAAACCAATTTAACATCTAACTCCACTTTCCAGTGGGCCATTAGCTGGTAATATAAAATGAAAATTGCTGAACTAGAGCAACCAATGGTTGGCGATATTATCGAATTTGAAACAGAACCAGATACTGTAGTAGAAGGTAAGATTATTGGCGAAACTCCGGGGCCGCGATGGAAAGCTAACTATTGGTCTTGTCGCGCCTGGTAAAATAGTATTTGACATTCTTGTTACATTGTTTTATAATAAACAATGATCCAAAAAAACCCACTCTACGAATATAAAAAATTAAACAGGATCGAAGGTCCTAGTCGCCTGTATGCTACACCTGATGGTAAGAAGGTGCCTAGTGTAACAACAATCCTTAGTGCCACAGCAGATAAAACATTTTTAATTGAATGGAAAAAGCGTGTAGGCGAAGCCGAAGCACAACGCATCAGTACCGAATCCGCAGGCCTAGGTACACTTGTACATAAGCATGTTGAAAACTATATAGACGGTATTGATAGACCTCCGGGCAGTACTCCAATTCACGTCTTGGCTAGATCAATGTCAGACATGATTATTAACAATGGTCTGAATCGTGTCACAGAGATTTGGGGTATGGAGGCAAGTTTATTCTATCCCGAACTCTATGCTGGTACAACAGACTTAGTTGGACTGTTTGAAGGTGTTCCTAGCATTATGGATCATAAGACAGCTAAGAAAATGAAAAAGCCAGAATGGATGGAAGATTACTTTATTCAAACCACTGCGTATGCAATGGCACATAATGAAGTATATGGTACTGACATTAAGCAAGGTGTTTTGTTTATGGCAGACAGAGAAGGCAAGTACGAAACTTTTATTATTAAAGGTGCAGAGTTTGACAATTATAGTGACAAGTGGTTGCGTCGAGTAGAACAATATTATAAACTGCAATAAGTAGTACCGTGGAACATAGAAATTTAGAACACTGGTTCCTTGACAAGCAAGGAAAATTATTAGCATGGCGAGAGTGGAGACAACAGTTGTCTGCAATGGACACTGAATCTGCTTATAAAGAAGCCGCTGAGTGGTGGAAATTTGTTCCTCTTGTAAATAAAACTTTTGATCCTTGGAGAGAAGAAACCTGGCCTGATCCTTGGGGCCTGGTAGGCAATGGTAGCTTCTGTGCCAATGCACAAGGATTAGGAATATTTTATAGCCTAGTACTGAGCCGCATCGATTGCGAACTAATGCTAGGAATTCTGGAAGACCAGCCCAAGCTTATGGTTTTACTGCCCAACAAAACTTTGTTAAATTATTATGACGGAGAAGCAGTTGACATGCAAAATGCAAAACTTCAAATTTTGAAAACATGGGCGCCTAGCGACCTTGCTAGACTGGTTAAAGTGTAAAGATATTACGTCAGTAATCCTGGTTAAGTAATTGACCAATTTATAGCTAGGAGCACTACAAAACAATGGATACCTTAATAAGAGATATGAGTAAAAGCACAATAAATGTAATTAAAAGAGATGGTAGAAAAGAACCATTAGACATAAACAAAATCCATTTAATGGTTGAAGAAGCATGTGAAGGCCTAGCAGGTGTTAGTGTAAGTCAAATTGAAATGAATGCAGACTTGCAATTCAATGATGGTATCACAACGGCAGATATCCAAGAAATTCTAGTTCGTAGTGCCAGTGATTTAATCAGTCTAGATAAACCAAAATATCAATATGCGGCCGCTCGTTTGTTGTTGTACGGATTACGCAAGGATGTGTTTGGGCAATTTGATTATATTCCGTTGTATTATCTAGTCAAGAGAAATGTTGAGCGTGGTGTATATGACGCTGAACTTTTAACTCAGTATACGGAAGCTGAATGGCGACAACTTGATGTTTATATTAATCACGAACGCGATTTAGATTTTACCTATGCAGGCATGCGTCAAGTAGTTGACAAGTATCTTGTACAAGATCGTAGCAGTGGTCGCATTTTTGAAACACCACAGTACATGTACATGATGATTGCGGCAACATTATTTGCAACATATCCAACCGATAAAAGACTTGCATATATTCGCCGTTACTATGATGCAATTTCTACATTCAAGATTAATATTCCAACACCAGTAATGAGCGGTGTGCGTACACCTATTCGACAATTTGCAAGTTGCGTGTTGGTTGATGTTGATGATACATTACCAAGTATCTTTAATAGTTCTACTGCCGTCGGCTATTACATTGCTCAGCGAGCAGGTATTGGTTTGAATATTGGTCGTATTCGTGCAATCAACTCTAAGATTCGCGGCGGCGAAGTTGCACACACTGGTGTTATTCCTTTCTTAAAAGTATACGAATCAGTTGTTCGTAGCTGTACACAAAATGGTGTGCGTGGCGGAAGTGCCACAGTACATTTCCCAATCTGGCACAAAGAAATTGAAGATGTACTAGTGTTGAAAAATAATAAAGGTACAGAAGATAACCGAGTTCGTAAACTAGATTATTCAATTCAATTGAGCAAGATTTTCTATGAGCGTTTGTTAAGTGATGGTAATATCACATTGTTCTCACCACATGAAGTTCCTGGCTTATACGATGCATTTGGTAATAATGATGAGTTTGATAAACTCTATACCAAGTACGAAGCTGACACATCCATTCCAAGGAAAGTTGTCAAGGCAATGAACTTGTTTGGTGAACTATTAAAAGAACGAGCAGAAACTGGTCGCATCTACATTATGAATATTGACCATTGCAACAGCCATAGCAGTTTCTTGGATGCTGTTAAGATGAGCAACCTTTGTCAAGAAATTACTTTGCCAACGGATCCAATTCAATCAATGGATGATGTCGAAGGTGAAATTGCATTGTGCATTTTAAGTGCAATCAATGTGGGTAATTTGCGCGAACTAGATGATCTCAAGAACCTAACAGAACTTGCAGTTCGTGCGTTGGATCAAATCATTGACTATCAGCGTTATCCAGTTGCGGCCGCAGAGCGTAGCACAAAAGCTCGCAGAAGTTTGGGTATTGGCTATATTGGTCTTGCACATTATTTGGCCAAGAAAGGTTTGAAGTACAGTGATGTAGAATCTGCTCGAGCTGTCAACCGTTTAACTGAAGCCTTTCAATACTACCTTATTAAGGCTAGCGTACAATTGGCAAAAGAAAAAGGTCGTTGTGAATTCTATGACCGTACAAAATACAGTCAAGGTATTCTGCCAGTAGATACCTACAAGCATGATGTTGATGAATTCCTCGGAACAGATCTGCACTATGACTGGGAAGCACTTCGCCGTGAAGTAGCTGAACATGGCATGCGTCACAGCACACTAAGCGCACAGATGCCAAGTGAATCTAGTTCTGTTGCAAGTAACGAAACAAATGGTATTGAGCCACCAAGAGCCGCAATGAGTACTAAGAAGTCTAAAAAAGGACCATTGAAGCAAATTGTTCCTCAGTATAATAGTTTAAAGAACGATTATTCGTATTTGTATGAAGATGGCGTCAATGATGGTTATATCCGTATTGTTGCCGCAATGCAAAAATATTTCGATCAAGCAATTTCAGGTAACTGGTCCTATAATCCAAAACATTATCCAAACAACGAAGTACCAATGAGCGTAATGTTCAAAGATCTTCTAACTACCTACAAGTTGGGTTGGAAGACCAGTTACTATCATAATACATATGATATGAAAGGCGAAGACGAGGATAATATTTCAATAGTCCAAGAACCTACGCTAATTTTACAACCCATAGCAGATGATGCAGAAGCTTGCGAAGCCTGCACAATTTAATTTAGGATACTATGTCAGCAACGGTCTTTAATAAAGATAAAGTCGACTTCACCAAGCAACCTATGTTCTTTGGTGAAGCACTCAACGCCCAAAGGTTTGATGTATTCAAGTACCCTGTGTTTGACAAACTTACACAGACTCAACTTGGATACTTCTGGAGACCGGAGGAAGTAAGTTTACAAAAAGATCGTAGCGACTATATGGACTTCCGGGATGAGCAGAAATTTATCTTTACAGCTAACCTAAAGTATCAGATTCTACTTGATAGTGTTCAAGGTCGAGCACCAGCAATGGCATTCATGCCATACTGCTCATTGCCTGAACTTGAGGGTTGTATGAATGCATGGCAATTCTTTGAAAACATTCATAGTCGTTCATATACACACATTATTAAAAATGTTTATTCAAATCCAAGCGAAGTGTTTGATACCATGCTTGATGATGAAAAGATTATTTCCCGTGCTAAATCAGTAACCAAATCATATGATGAATTTATTGAAGCCGCACAGCAATATACAGTTGCAGGCAAGGGTACATTGCGGGATGTTAAGAAGAAATTATTCTTGGCAATGGTTAATGTTAATGCACTCGAAGCACTTCGATTCTATGTAAGCTTTGCTTGCAGTTTTGCATTTGGGGAACTTAAAAAGATGGAAGGCTCTGCTAAGATTATCAGTCTTATTGCCAGAGACGAAAGTCAACATTTAAGTATCACTAGCCATATTATTAAAAATTGGCAACGAGGTGATGATCCTGAGATGAAAGAAATATTCGAAGAAAATTATTCAGCAATCGGTGAGATTTATGATCAGGTAGTCGCTGAAGAAAAGGAATGGGCAAATTATTTGTTTAGTCGCGGAGCCATCGTTGGGTTAAACGAACGCCTATTGCACCAATATGTTGAGTATATTGGCAATCGTCGCCTTAAAGGCTTAGGAGTTGAACAAAGATATGACCGAAGTGCTAACGATAATCCGTTACCTTGGACAGAGCATTGGACAAGTAGCAAGGGACTTCAAGTTGCCCCACAAGAAACAGAAATTGAAAGTTATGTCATTGGAGGAATTAAGCAAGATGTTAGCGCAAATACCTTCGCTGGATTCAAGCTCTGATTTTTCTGAACTATATACAATGGACGGCTGTCCCTCTTGTAAAAGTTCGATAGCTAATCTAGTAGAAGCTGGATATGAGTTTGAGGTTATTCATTTAACTGACGAAAATTCAAAGCATTGCTTTAAGGTGTGGGAATATAGATTAGGAAAGAATCCAAATACAGTTCCACAGTTTTGGTATAAAGGCCAATACATTGGCGGTAGTGTTGAAATTGCAAAATTTATAAAGGATAATAATGTTACTTGATATTAAGAAGAATGGTGATGTAGTAAGTTTAAAAATGAGTTCAGGCGAAGAACTTATTGGAATGTATGTTGAAGAAGATAATTCTAACTACACTATTGATCGCCCAGTTACATTAACTGTTGGTCCTAAAGGCGGCCCAGCACTAACACCTTACCTGATGACTGTTAGCCCAGATCGGACCAGAAATTTAAAAATCAACAAGAATCTTGTTGTTACTGTAGCTTCCACGGACAAGCAATTAGCGGATCAGTATACATCTGCTCTAAGCGGAATTCAAGTTGCTCCACAAGGTATGGTTTTTAACTAAAATGCCAGCGGTACACAGACTAGGAGACATGAACGAAGATGATGGGAAGATCACGGATATTCCCCAAAAAACTGTCTTCGCAAACGAGCTTTTAATCAGCATTGATGGCAGTGATGTTGAAGATGAACCAAATACTGCAAACGGAAGTCCTACTGTTTTTATTGGCGGAATCCCTGTAAATCGCAAGGGCGACGAAGACGAAAGCGGTAGCAGACGTGCCGAAGGCAGTGGCAATGTATTTGTAGGACCTAGCTGATATTTTGTAAAACTTCCATAAATATAGGTTTAGAAATGGGAGTTTTATTCAATGTGTTCAGTAAAGCCAACAGACAATGGCGCTAGATTAACTACGCCTTCGGGCCAAATTTATTACCCTGATACACCTGCTGGCCATGCCGCGGCCACACAAGACATGAATAGTTCAGGAGGAGGAGGCGACAAAGGACATCCACCTGATAACACACCTCCTCCAACTGATCTAACAGATTGTTCAGCATATTCAGACGATAAGTGGGATACAGGCTGTAGCAAGAGTTTCCGTTTTTCTCAAATGAAATACAAACCAGTTGATGGACAAGGAAGTGCCCCAAAAGCAGAGTTAGCGTGTAATTGGCAAAAACTATGTCAACAATGTCTAGACCCAATCAAAGCACAATTTCCAGGAATGGCTATTAATTCTGGTTATCGTACACTAGCTTATGATGCTACATTAGGTGGAACAGGAAAGGGCGATCACACATATGGTAAAGCCGCTGATATTTCTTTAGGCGGACCAGAAGGTGCCAAGCAAATGTTTAAATGGATAAGAGCAAATAATATACCATATAGCCAATTAATATTCGAAGGCAATTGGGTACACATTGCTCTAGGTGGCGGGTCTAATGCGGCATCAGCAGTTGGAGTTACCAGAACAGGAACCTCCCCATATCAATGGTTTTCTAAAAATGCAACTAACCTGCCTCCTGACCTAGCATAAGTATCATACTATGGCAGACATTCCAGTAATACCAGGCGTTTCAGTAACCCCAATGGGGATACTTAATAAACCAATCAAAGACATTATTTGTGCTATCCTTTTTGGTGGCATTAACAACATGCTCAAAGGGAATCTACTTTGTGTAAATCTAGATCTAGAAAAATTAATAGACGAACCAATGGTTGCAGATTTAAAGGCTGAACTGACTGAACTGAAAAATGAACTTAAAGCAATGGAACAGGCATCTGGTATTAAAGATGCACTTGG